GTATTTGGGTCAGTTACATCTTTTGTTATGTCTCTGAGCTTTTGTCTGTATTCTGCCCAAGCTGGTTTTTTATCATCAGGAAGATCAGGTAATTGGCTAAAATCTGATGCTTGTAATAATTGATTTCTTCTAGTTCTTACTAGGTTCCATTCACTAGTAAATTGTATTTCTTGCAATTGTGCGTCTGATTTTTTTACTGGCTTTCCATCAACACAATCATATTCAGCTGGTTTGTATTCACCTTCCCAGTAATGTTTATAATGTCCTGAATCAATTGTTTTGGTGCTTGCGTTTAAAACCATTTCTATTTGATTAGTATCAGGATTATAAATTGTGATTGTTTTATGCATTATCGATAACTCACTATAGCAACGTGATTTGTAACCATTCTAAAGCCTGTCCAGTTTAACTTATATCCAGACACTTTTTGTTTTACTGTGTATGGGAATATACTTGAGCTGGCATTTGTTAAATCTAAATGTGCAACCAATTGCTGATGACTAGCTGAACCATAACCAGTTGTTTCTACCCATTGTTGAGGACTAGCATTTGTCCAACCAGAACCACCACTAGGCAAGGTCGTAAATGAATATAAACTGCTTGCATTTGGAACTAGCCATTGACCAAATCTTGCATAAGTTCCAGAACCTATTGTGCCTTGAAAATCCATAATGGCATACATTATAATTGTGCATGGAGCATGAACAACTACATCAAATGAGTTAGGCTGAATGTATGGAGTATAATAGTTGTAACCAGTGCCACTATCAGAAAAAGCATATGCAGTTTCAGTAATATTATCGACTGCTACCTTAGCAGTTTCTACTGCATTAGTATCAAGCTCATTAGTATCAACACCACCACTCCTAATAGATAATTGACCACCAAAGGTACTAAAATTAAATCCACTAACATTAAGTTTATTTGCACTAAGAGTATTAATCCTAGCCTCATCTAAATAAACGACACCACCAGTAACCACAAATGGTGCTGTCAATCCAGAACCTGATGAATCAATAATTTTAAATTTATCAGCCTGAACTGTGAACTCAGATGTTGGAGTTGCATTATTGGCTGTACTAATTAAGCCAAAGCCTGAGACATGCCCATTGTTATTAATCTTTACAGCATACTTAGATTCAATTCCATTTATAGAAGTTGTATTAGTAGAAATAGAAGAACTAAATCCATTAACTGTAGTTGTTAAACTGGTAACACTTGATGATAAGGCACTTACATCACTGTTAAGTTGAGTAACAGTTGTATTGGTAGTATTAAGGCTTGATGTTAAATTAGTTACATTCGTATTCGCTGTTGCAATGTCACTAGTATTTGTAGCAATATCACTAGTATTTGTTGTAACAGATGATGACAAATTCGTAATGTCTGTAGCTTGAGCTGATACTGTAGTAGATAGTGTATTATGACTAGTAGTCAGATTAGCTAAATTTGTGGTCGCAGTATTGGCAGTATTATTTGCAGTGTTTGCTGTAGCAGTGGCTGTGTTTACTGAAGATTCTAATTGAGTTATTTGAGTAGCTACAGATTCACCATCTGCGACTTGAGCTGATGCTACAGATAAAAGACTAGCACTTTCACCAGTTAAGGCTTGCTCAGTTAATTCAAGCATTTTTTTACTTTGCTCAGTGTAAGTAGCCAGCTTTCTTAATTCAGTATCTACATAATAAGGGAACCCATCCCCAGTCACTGGTCTAGGACTGGGTATATAAGGTCTAAGTTTTTCAGCCATTATCTTCTACCTTGTGGAACTACATCAAGATCAAAACCTGATATTTCAAAATCTACTTTTTTATCAGTTTCCAATTTAAAACTTAAATACCGACCATTCATTCTAGTATCTAGTTTATAAGCAGTAGAGCTATCGAAAGTTTGACTAGGGTCATATACTGGTGAATTACTTGGAAATTCATGAGAACCAAACTGAAAATAAATAGAACCATTTTCTGTATTTTTGACAAAACTTTGAGGTGTAATTTTTCGTATCATTTTACGACCTTCAAGGTCAGTCAGCTCATCCATATCGATATTAGCTTTTGATACAAATGGAGTTGTTTCCATTTCAGTATCAATTGAGTAAGCAACTAAGCCATCTTGGATAAAATCTAAGGCTGTCATTTTGTACTGAGTAATATTATCATCAGTGCTTGGTCTATGTAGAAAAACTAATGCATCATTTCTTTGACCTTCAGTGCTCATGTAAGAGCCACTAAAATCCTCATAAGATAAAGCACCAGTTACAGCATCATCATAAGTTTTACCTTTTTGTAAAATACTCATTGTACCTGATACAGCATTAGCAATATCACAAAAGCTCCAAGTATCAGAAACGTAGTTATAAACTACAGCCTCATTACAAGAATCTGCATTAGGATATTTAACCTCATCGTTAGTTGTATTGTAACAGAAATAAACTTGCTTATTAGTTACATCATGAGACACAAAACATTTGGAAATTAGATTTTTATTTAATCTTTCATAGACTTTATTTCGTACTCGACCAGCTGAGATTGATTTCCTAGCTGTACCATCGAACATATATATATCACTATTGCCAAACACAAAGTGAACACCAGCGACCTCAACGACACAATTCGCATTTATAATTCCTTCATCATCATAAATTTTCATAAATGAAAAGATAAATGGAGACCCTACAAACTGCATTTTGTATATGCTTTTGTCACAGTAAATTATAAAGTCATCTCTTAAAGTCAGACCATCAATTATTTCTGTTTGCGTATCTGATAAAATATTTTCTCCAGAACTACGTGTTTGGTCAGTTTCATCCCAAGTAGCTGGAACTGTATTGTATGGTGTAACATCCGACCATTTGATCATTGTTGGATATTCAACACCAGCTTTGTTTACATTTAAGGCTAGTAGAAAGTCTTTGTAACCTCGGAGAGCTTTACATTTTGTCGTTGCTCCGACCCAGTTTGTGAGGTCCTGAAAATTAGTTTGACCTTTTTTGATAAACATGGGAGTTCCATTGCTGTTATTGGCATAGAGGACTCCAGCTTGTTTAACAGTTGTCCATGTTCCATTAAGAGGCTGGTAGTTATAATTTGGTATGGAAACATTTGTTACACTATCGTTGTTAAATCTTAAAACTCGACCAATATTATCAAAAATTAACATAGTCGTATTACTGTCAAATTCAGTCATGTTGACAATATGCTGTGGCTGGTAATCAGCCTCTACATGGTCTCCAGTACCAATATGACAATTACCAAAATTCCATGAACCTGAACCCATAGTAGCATCGCCAAATTCAATGGATGTAACAGTTTTAAAATATTCATCTGTAGCTACAACATCACCAGTTTCTTGAGGCAATTGTTTAATAACTGATTGTAATGCATTACCAGCATAATCAGTGCCATTAACTCTAAAATAAGTATTTGGTGTACTTGGAGTATTCCAGCATGTAATTGTAATTTTTCTAGGTGTAGTTAATGTAACTGTAGCACCTACAGAAAGACCAGCTGTTAAAGTACCATCTGTTAAGGGATACTCACCAATAAGTTTAGTTGCTGTTGGCTGTCCACCAATAATATTTTGACCACCTGGTCCACCATAGGATGAATCCATTGTATCTTTTCCTAACGCAATTGCATCATTAGGACTATAAGTTTGAGTAGGGTCTGAGTTGCCTAAATTTCCAATAGTTCTATGAACTGGAGCACGTTGTATTTTACCATCGACAAATCGAACATTTCTAGCATCTTCAAAAGCCATCATAGGTAAATCATAAGATGCAACATCAGTAACCATGCCGACTTGCCCAAGGTTACGAATTTTTTGAACTGGCATGGAGCACCTCTAAGTTTTCATTATAAATGCAAGAGCATAATAAAGTGGTAATGTATCGACAGTATGTGTGTGACCAAGTTCAGCTGAAATAGTATGTGTATGACCTAAGCCACTACCTATTGAACTTGAGTTTACAGCATTAGTAACTGAACCAGTGCTTACAGCTACGTTACCTGAGGTCGTACCATAATTCTGGCTTGTTTCCCCAGCATCTTCAATTGTAACTACGTGATTATGTGTAGGTAATTGAGCCTCAGTAATGGCTGTAGAACCAGTATTTCCACTGTGATTATGAGCACCAGCTGAACCTGATGTAACACTATTAGCACCACCAGTATTTCCAGTTGTATAGCTGGACCCTGAACCAACAATAAATCTGTTTCTTAAATCAGGTGTACTGTTTTGACCATCACATAAAACCCATCCAGTAGGTATAGCAGAATTTAAACCTGACCACATAGCTATTATGCCAGCTGGTATTAGTGTAGCTAATGAGTTTGTATGACTTGTAATTGTAGTTTCAGCTGATGTTAAACGAGTAGCATAAGCATCTACCTCTGTATTTGTAGCTGTAATAGGTCCACTAAAATTTGGAAAGGTAGTTTTTAAAACAGTTTTAATTAATCTAATATGATTATCAGCCTGACCAATAGTATCAGAGCTAGTTGGGTTAGTGCTGTTTAAACCAGCAATTGTAGTGGTACTCTCTAGAGCCATACTAAATCCTCTTATCAGTAGTTAAGAAATAATGCTGACCAGAATTTTTTAATCTTTTTACTATTTCACTCGCTTTGACATTTGGGTCAAAAATATCGAATCCTTCTCGTTTCCACTGATCAATTACCGAGATAGGAATATCTGCAATTTGATGCCAGTCGTTGGCTTTATTCTGTGCAGAATTTACTCTTTTTTCATGAGTTGAATTTAGAAATTCTGGAGTTATAGTTTGTTCTTCTTTCCAGAATAATCCTTCAGTGTTTGAACCAATTTTCCAATTTGGGTCAATGGTAGTAACTTTTGCTTTTTTCATTATTTTGTCTTTTTCCAACCACTTTTCATTTCTTTATAAGCCTTATCTGAAATAGTGGTTTTTTTCTTAGATCGGCTAATGCCCTTTTTTTTTCGTTTATTTATATTTTCTACTAAGCTCATTTTACCTCTCAAAAATTGTGATAGGGAGCACCTATATTACAAAAGTTTTCCTTATGTATCGTGCTCCCCATCCATCCAATCGGATTAGGTTAAGTTTGAAATTAACTCAGAGCCAAGATAGTTCTTGTGCTTGAGACCAAACTCAGTCACCAGTGCATGCTTGTCAGCATCACCAGTTTTAGCCAACAATGTTCTAGTCATTGGTCTTAGAATTTCCATAGACCACATTGATGGTTGATAAATCAGAGCTTTGTCAGACTTAATCAATCGGTTAATCTGGACCCTTACCTCACCAAATGGTGAAACGTAAATTTGTACAGAGTTAACGATTTTTGTAGACGAACCCATGTCTCTAATTCTGGTAGTAGCACCTGATGGAGAACTATATGCAAAGTTAGCTACGACAGTTGCGTCAGCTGGCTTTATCATTAGAACTTCAGGAGTAGCACCATTATCGTACATAGACTGAAGAGCTGTATTTAAGACTGTCTCTGTCATTGTGGCATTACCACCATCGGTAATAGCACCAGAGGCAATACAATCAGTTGAACCACTGTCTTTTCCTAAGACATTACCAGTAAGTCTAGCTGTGGAACTTGCATCACCAGTTACAGCATCCTGAGCAATACCGACCATCGTATGTTCGATGTCTCGTTTCATCTCAGCACCTACTTTAGAAAGCTGGTAAGCAGTTTCCTTAGCACGACCATGAGTCTCAATTGCGTCACTTGTAGCACTGACCTTGATCGTCTTGGAAAATATCTGTGTTAGATTAGATCGCATCACAGTTGGAGTTAGTGTCATATCGGTGAAGTCAGCTCCCTCGACATGAGCAATGGTAGTAGGACTAGCTAATGAATCTTCTTGCCACTCAAATACTTTACCTCTCGCTTTTCCTTTAGATATCGTAGACGTAAAAGGTGTAGCTTGTGGAGTAATATTTGAGATAATCGCTGAAACATCTTCTGCTTGTCCTATCTGGTTATAAGTAGAATAAGTAGCCATTAAGTTTCTTTCCTAAAAACTAAGGGTTTCAATTAGATTGCCAACTCTGTAAAAAGGCATCCATTGCATCATCCTGAGAACCAGATTGTTGCAATTTTTGTAATCTTTTTTGATTGTCGGCACGTTTAAGTTCAGCACCAGTTATACCTTTTTTAGGAGATACAACTTTGGTAGCTTTTTTAATTTTAGGTTTTAATTTCACCTTAGCTTTACCATCTGAATATAATTTGCTTTGGTAAACTAATTTGAAAAAAGATGGGTCAATAGTATTATCGACCATTTCTTTAGAAAAACCCATTTCAACTGCATGATCTCTGAGCTTGCCATAAAGATTATTATCCCATTTTGGTATTTCTTGTTTTAGGACTTTAACACTTTCCTGAGCTTGCTTTTTCATTTCAGTTTGTTGCTTTTCCTGAAAGTCTTTAACAAATCCATCCAGCTCTTTTTTTAGAAAATTATAATCTTCATTTGCAGTATTAAATTCTCTTCGTAATTGCTGAAATTCATTATCTGGCATGTTACGTGATGCAACAAGCATATCGACTTCTTTGTAAGGTTTAAGACGTTCCTCAGCTCTTTTCATTAATTGTTCTAAGCCAGCAACATACTTTGCACCTTCGGCATCCACTGCTTTTCTTTGATCAGCCAGTGCCTGACTTTTGTGTGTGAGGGATTTTTCCTGACCATAAAGTCTTTTGAGGTCCTTAATTTGTACTGAGTGTTCTTCATTCCCAACTTGGATACTTATTTGAGCCTCTTCAGATACTTCTATTTGCTCAGTTTCAGTTTCTTCGTTGGAACTCTCAGGCTCCTCTTGTACCTCTTCGGTTTCTTCGGTTTCAGTTTCCTCTTTTTCTTCAACCTCTTCTTCTGAGGAGTCAGTTTCCTCTTCAGTTTCAGTTGTCTCCTCTTCCTCAGTTTCAGATAGCTTTTTTGCGTCATCATCCCAAGTTTTTAGGAAAGACCCTTGTGCATCCTCTTCAGTCAGCATTGGGTTAGAGACATCAACGTCATTTGAGATAGTTGTGCCTTCGTCAGTTGTAGACATTAGTTAACCTCTTTTTCTTCAGGTTTCTCTTTATTAGTAGCAATTGAAACATAATGGTTCATTGTTCCTACTATATCTTGCAAAGCCTTTAGCTGGTAATAAGATACCTCACGTTCTCTACGTTCTTCAGGTTTTGCTTGTACTATTTGCTGTATATAGTGTCCTTCTAGATTTCTAAGGACCAGCACGAACTCGGACTGCTTTAACATTTTTTCACATGCCCTTCCGAGTTCTATTTGCTGTTCTTCATTCATAATTATTTCCTTTTTTTACCTTTTTTTTTATACATTAAATCCCCCTATGAGTTTGGACTTACAATTACGTTACGTTGTTCTTGAGTAGATTTCTTAGCGAGATCAAGCTCCTCTTTAGCAACTTGTGCTCTTACCTCAGCCTCAAAATCTTTTCTTTCAGTTTCATGATTTTTGACTATGGTGGTCACTTTAAATTGCTCTTGCTTGAGTTCATGCTCTAGCATCTTAAATTTAGCATCCATCTCAGCTTTCTGTTCATCCAGTGCTACTTTTCGTTCTTCAAGTTGCATTTGCATCTGAGCCATTTGCATCTGCATTTGCTGTGCTGGGTCAGGTGGTGGTGGTTGTTGCTGATCTGGTGGTGTAAGATATTCATCTACATTTTTTACACCATTTAATTCTAAAATATTTCGCATTGCTAAATAGCGATTTTGTGGACCAAAAGAACGAGCTAGTTCAGGGTCCTGAGCCATTAGCTGATAGAGACCTAATATTTTCTGAGCCTCTTTTTCTTTTTCTGCATAGCCAAGTTTTAAATCAACTGTAGCATCCTTACGTTCAATCCATGTTCTTGTATCAACTGGTACTTGCATACCAGCCAGTTCAACAATGGATTGCTGGTCCTCATTTTGTAAAACCAAACGATAGATTTCTATAGCTAAAGGTTTTAGAAAATCATTAGCAAAATGCCTTGCAATTACTTTTTGTCTTTGCTGGCTAAGTGTAACTAATTGTTCGACCATAGCCTGAGAATTTTGCTTGCTTATAGCATCTTTATTTAGACCTTGTGATAATTGGCTAGTTCCAGTTTGTTGCTCTTTATCTGAATCCAACATCTGTATTGTTTGAAATACAAATGGATTTAAAGAGGCTTGTTGAAATGGAATTATACCATCAGGTCTAGTGACATTTACAATACCACCAAGTCTATTATCAAGTAATTCTCTTGGGTTAGTTAAAGCACCTTTTGTGACTACATATCTTGGGTTGTTAGTCATAACAGTGCTGTCAATGATTCCTCTCGTCAATACTGTCCGAGCATTTTGGATTTGTATCAATTTGTTTGCAAAGTTGGAACCATATAGCTGGTGAGGTACTGGGAGAGGAACGAAAGTATGAAAAGGTATTCTGTCAATCTCTTCCATGTGCAAAATTGTATTCCCAGCATAACAAATTTTGTACAAACATGGATAGCCTTTGGCATATGGGTCAAACTTTACGTAGCACTCATAATACATGACCTCACGCATAATATCTTGTATGTGCTCATATCGATCTACTTGACCATCAGATAAATCACCCATTCTGGCTAGAACTTCATCTTGATTATCAAGTTCTAAATTATCTCCAATAGGAATATTATCTAAAATTTTTTTGTCGTAACCCATTTTTAAAAGATCACCGATAGACATCTTCATTCTATGGGCACAGAAAATTGCATCCTTCTGTATATCGGTAGCTTTTGGGTCCACTAAAAATTCTTCAGGAGCTATATTTTCAATACAAACTTTTGATTTATTATGTGCTCTTCTTACAGTTCCTGATAAACCTTCTTCATCTTCATATATTTCTAATGGCTCGACATCAGGGTCTGCCATTATTGCATCAAGTTCATCTTCAGTGACATTGTTAAAATCTTCTTCTGAATACTGTGTATCTTCTTTCCACCAGACTTTTACAATACCCATTCGAGCAAGTAGACCATCATGTATACAGTCACTAAAAATTCTAAAACTATCATTTTGTCTAAACAGAACATAATCTAAATATGCTGTAGCTACTTTTGCTGGATAAACATCTTCCTGACCTTGTGGTGCAAATTGTATAATTTCATTTCCAGCTGAAAAGGTTTCTAATAAAACAGCTTTAAGACTTTCAACACTATCGTAAACATCCATTGAGACATATTTAGAGTTACCTTCATGATGAGGTTTTGGTTGCTTACCATGATAATAATCTAGGACCTTAGATCGTTCAGAACTAAGGTTTGAATCATAATATCCAGTAGAACTATGAATGAGACTTTTGACAGCTGTCTTAATCTCATCATCATCCATTTTTTTTATTTCTATAGCCATTAAACTGCCTCAATGTAAAAATCATTTGTGACTTCGATAGGAGTAAATTTACCTTCATGAATATGATTGACTAAAGCCAATGCAACGACTGTATCGTCATGACAGCCTTGTTCAGCCTCCATCGCACCAGTTTCAGTTACGATGTAAGTCATCATTTCTCGAATTGTTAATTTATCATTTAGTTCTATTTCTTCTTGCCTCATCGATGCTCTTAGCTGATCTATGACCAAGGGTTTAGTTTTCACTGTAGTTCTAAAACCCAGTGTAATTGACTCTTTTTCAGTAATTTTATCGACTGTCGTTTCCTGATAAAAATTTGGATAAGCCATATCTTTACCCAGCCTTGTACAAGTCAAAATTCCATGATTGTTATTTTCAACAATTAGGTAAGCTGTATTGTAATACATACCTAGAGCATAAAGAACGTCAGCAAAGTAATCTGGATGGACCATGCCTCTCCAAGTTGCTATTTGTCTTTTCTTAGAATCTAGGACCTGAGCACATGACCAGTCACCACCTCTAACACCGAGGCTGACATCAGCTCCAATGTAATAAGTTTCACCAGCATCATGATGTTTGTAAACTTGTAATTCGCCTCTATTGTGATTTACAAATTCACTATTTTCTAGAGCCATTTTTTGTAAAATCGCTGGTGTATCTTGCATGCGTTTTTGTAGCTGTTCAGGATTAAATACTGGTCTACCAGTTGTTAGAAATGCCTCATCTGCATTTGCTGGATATTCTTGTTTAAATAAATCAAGCCCAGTTTGAGCAACTCGTTTTCTTCTAAACCTTAATTGCTGGTTATCTAATTTATATAATTTTTGTAGTTCTTTTTCTTCTGGAGTTTTATCTAATTTTCCAACTTGTTTTTCTCTATAAGTTGGGTCAGTAAACCAAGGTATAAATACTGGAATAAATCCATTAGAACCTTCCAGTGCACCTTTCCATAAATCATAAAATATTCCAGAAACACCATTTGCTGTGCTCTCAATAAATACAGCTGTACCTTCAGTATCTGGTACTGCTTGTATTAAACCATTCCAAATTTGAGATGCGTTATTAGGAGACCAAAATGCAAGCTCTGAGGCATGTAAATGTGTAAGTGTTTCACCTCTTCCTACATTATCACCACCAGCTGTAGCAACAACATAAGAACTATCTAAAGCATCAAAAGAAATCTCTCTTCTGGAACTGTATTTGGTATGAGGTTTTAGTATTTCTGGAATATGGTCATGGTATCTTTTTGTAAGGTCAAATAAAGCTCTAGTTGAATCAGCATGGTGGGTAATAACCATAGCTTTTTTAGCTCTTGCCTGAGATACTTGGAAATATAAATAGCCACCAACATAAGTAGACAAGCCTTGCTGTCTAGCTTTCAAAATTATTATTCTAATTTTACCTTCAGCTTTTAATTGCCTATCGACAGCTTTTTGTAATATTTGCTGTGCTGGATTTAGAATAAGTGGCTCAATAGTTCCATCTTTAGTTCTAATTTTTAAAGCATGTTTTGAATAAAGTGGAAAATCTTCTCGTAATCTTTTACGAACTTCAATTAACTTTTTGTCCATCATTTTCCTCTGAGTCTAATACACTTTCCAGAAAAGCCTCGGCTTTGTGTATGGTCAGCTCAGTAGTGGTTGCTGGTCTAGACTTTGTAAAATCTAAAACAAGTTTTGCTGATTTCAATTTATGGTCCACTGAAATTTCAGGAGTTCGCAAAATTTCAACACTAGCCTCTAGTGCCTCTTTTGCATAAATATCTTCATCAGCTTTTGTAATTTTACTCACGATAATCCTCGCCTCTTTTTTTGCAATTTTTTGACTTTTACGAAATTGATTAACAGTTACCCCATTGGGTATACCTATTTTGCGACCAGTTTTTGTCCTTTTGTCTCGTTGCTTTTTATGCATCATTTTGACAAATTCAGGGTCATTTTTCATTCGCCAAGCCATAATATTTTTTGGCTTTCCATCTTCCTCAAGAGGTCGCACTTTAGATTTCATTCTTACAATGCGTTTTCTATTGGTTAATGGATTTATTTCATTACTCATTCAATAATCCAGTTCGTTGTTGTGCTTGTTGGATTAATGCTGGGTCTACATTTATTTGACCAGCCTCTTGAGGTGACATTAAAGAGGTTTCGAGAAGAGTGTTCGCAAGGGATTGTTGGCGAAATAGGTCTCTTGAGCCACCTTCATTTCCTTTATTGCCGAGATAGGCAGTTCCTTTCCCAAAGAGTCTATCAAGGAGCTTATGTCTCTCCCCAAGTCCTCTATCTCTATTTGCGACATATTGTTTAGCATCTTCGAGTGATAAACCTCGGAGACCTTGGTCAAAATATTGTTGTACTCTGTTTCCGTCAAGTTCGCCATTATCGGCAATGCTATATCTAACTTTTCCTTGACCATTATCGACTCTCCTAAAACCTAGTCTATTTAATAAAGTATTGGTTGTAACACTGAACTCTGGAAACTCGATATGTCTAGCTCCATTGTCCACTGCGTTAAGAATTAATACTGGTGTCAGATACTCGTTATTACGTTTATTATTAACAACACCAGTTATTGTTTGTGTATCAGTATCTACAATGGCAAACATTGCTTTTGGATTACTTGCACCAGCACCTGAACCACCAATTGGTAACCCATAAATATTTATATTGGGTTTCCATTTATAACTTCTTTTGCCATCTTTGGTTTTCGACAATATCATGACATCTTCTGGTTTGATTTCATGAATACCTCTGGCATTTGAAAATTTTATATTATCAATTGCTACTGATGTACTAATACCATCTTTATTAGCTGGTACTGATTTATCTACAAAATTACCGACACCAGCATTTACAACATCTCTTAGTTGTTCTTGCGATTTGATAGCCTTGAAAGGATTCGACTTGGCAATGTCAATATGTTTTTGAGAAAGATATGTAATCGGCATTGTAAGCTCAAAACTGCGTCTGCCACTAGACGCAATAATCGCCTCATCAGTGAGATTACCCCCTTTATTGATATACTCACCAGTTTCAATTTTGTTTCCTTCACTGTCTCTGATAAGTTTTCCTTTTTCATCTTTCTTGAAAATAGGTTTAAATTCATTTCTAACTCCCACTCTAGGTTGTCCATAAGCTGTGTATTCTGGATTTCCCCCATACAAAAATGCCTCGGTAAAACCATCAAACATTGAGGTCCAGTGTATGGGTCTGCCAAACTTACCTATAACTGTTCCTTTTATTCCATATTTGTAAGATTTATGAGGTGGTACTCCATATGACTCTAAAGTTCTTGGAGAACCATCTGCGTTCATAGAACCTTCTCTATCAAATTTAACTAATAAGGCTGAAGAACCCCAGTCTAAGCCATCCTGATGTACATCTCTGGTATTTTCTAAAAGTGCATCTAAATTTGGTAAAACATCTAAGTCTTTAATTTCTGATCTACTGAGTAATTCCATTAATCTTTTGGTATCTTCAAAACTACCCAATTCATTTTGTAACCAAGGCTTAAATTCAGGAGAATCCATATCAGGCATATTCTGTAAATCTTCAAATGGATTGTCCTTACCTTGATATGCATTTTCTCTTACAAACTGTGAAAGTTCTTTGAGTTTAGCACTGTCTAATTTTCCAGTTTCTAATGAGTTCATAACAGCTGACATATAATGCTGGGATACAGTTGCATTAGACTGGTGACTATCCTGACCCATAACTACAACAATTCCATAATCAGGAGCACCTGAAAATTTTTTACCAGCTATTGTGTTACCTTGGTTTGCCCATAAAACACCTTCATCAACATTATGCTGAAATAAGGCAAAAGTAGTTCCACCTTGTCCTTCAGTTGGGTCAGCTATGATTTCAAAAGTACCATTAAATGTAAAACCACCAGCTGTTTTATCTGCAATAATAGGAACTGCTTTTTTATCTAATAATTCAGATAAATCTACATCGTTAAGGGTAGGTACAGTTTCATATAAATTCTGCATTTTGACTTTTCTGGTAAAATCACCAAAATATTCGAGAGCACCATCCATATCAAATGGACAAGTCTTAGACCTTTGAGACATGTAATCTCCTTATAAATAAGGCTATTTGAAAATCGCAGCGACCTGATTTATCTAGGACCTTTTTTTCCTAAAATTTTTGATAAATCACAGTTTGCATTTGGCTTAATTCCATCGAACTGGTTATCCAAAGTGCCTTTTGGAGCACCTTTTTTTTCAGCCAATATTTGGTTTAAATGTGGCAATACTAAAGCACGTTCATTAGCATCTAAATTAGCAACTAAAACGTCAGCTAATGACTTTGCAGACTTATAGTCAGGAAAATCGACAATAGGAGACAATGTTGAACCTAAATAGCTTTTAACATCAGGTCGAATACCTTCAGTATTCATGATATTGTTAACAGCATTTGTATATCGTTCTTGTTTGCCTCTAGCTGATGCCTCATAAGCTAATTTATTCTTAATTTGACTAGCTCTTTCTTTAAGGTCAGCTGAATATCCAGCATGATTAGTAAAAAAGGCTTTTCTGGATACTGGTTCGACCTTAGAACCTATTGGTTCATTCTGTAAATCATTATAGCCACCAAGTGGTGGTACATTTGCACCTAAATTAGCTCCAGCCTCAGCACCACCTAATGGGGGAGCTGGACCAATATCAGGGTCAGTTTCTAGAGAACCCATATTAGATAAAGCTAAATTAAATTTATCATTTGGATATTTAGGTATCCCATCGCCAACAATTGATCTTTCACCTTCTTTTCGTACTGGACCTTGATTTGGCTCATATGTAATTTCTAAGTCAGTAAAATCTGCTAACCCATTTTCTAGCATTAGACCTTTTAGTTTGTCTAAAAGATTTAAACCTTCTTTTGATCTAACACCATCATCATTAACCATGAATAGGTTAGGGTCATTATAAAACTTATCTACTGTACTTTCTGAAATTTCTCCTTTGGCTAAAAGTATTTCTAATGCTTTATCGACCTCAGCTGGTTTTAGACCTACCTCGTTAAATATTTTAAAATCGTAACCACCGAGACCTTCATTATTTTTAGCTCTTCTTTCAGCTCTAGCTCGACCATCAGCAATTATTTGTAGAATTTTGGCTTTATTGATAAATTTTTTACCTTGGTGAGCCTCATTAGCTAATTTTGTAAGGTCACCTAAAGTATTACCAAAATCTACACCTTGGCTTTCTAAATAGGCTCTTTTCTTAGCATATCTTTTCAATACAACTGGTGTATGTAGACCAGTTAATTTATCAATACCAGCACCAATAGAACCACCAATTTTTCCACCAACTGTATAACCACCGATACTAGCTAAAGCACCAGCTGGACCGACAGCTGTAATTGGAGCACCAGTTCCAATCATACGACCACCAGAGGTCAGAATTTCTTGAAAAAATCCTCTGTTTCTTTTTGCAACACTTGCCTCGCTGACATTGTCTAAATCTCTTAATGAATTAATAAGAGTATTTTTAGCATCATCACTTAAACTAGTATTTTCTAAAACATTTAAGGCATTAGCAAATTCTTCATCACCGACAGCTCTTTGAGTATTAAATGCAAAGCTCGTAAGTTTTTTTAGTTCAGCACCTTCTTTTGGGTCCAGTGAACCATTATCAACTAAAGCTCGAATTGTATCTAAATACTGATTTTTTACTTTTTGTCTTAAATTCTTGAAAACTCTATTTTCGCCTACAAAACCTTTTTCAAATTTTTGAGCTTTTTTTAAAGAATTTACCTCTTGTTCAAAAAGCTGTCCTACACGAACTTGTGATTTAAAATGGTCCTGATCTTCACGAAATTCTTTAGCTGATCTTGCATTAGCACCTGACTGTCCTAAAGTTGCTACATTCTTAGCTGTGTAAACAGTAGCATCGACAGCACCTCTTGAGGATGCACCTAATGTAGCCTCAGCTAAAATCTGCTTGAGTTCTACATTTAATCCTTTTTCAGTTTGTAAAGTTGTACCTACTTGCTCAGTAAAGGACTGTAGACCTTCAGTAAGACCTTCGGTAAACATTTTTCTAATAAAGTTTGCAATACCGACACCATAATTGACACCGATAGATTCCATGACTCCGATACCAGCTGATGTTCCAATTGCCCATGCCCAATCTTCTCTATTTGGAAATTGCCGACCATCGTTCTTAGCTCTTTCCCAAACAATTGGACCTAAATGTCTAACAAATGCAAAACCAGCTGGAGCACTTATAGCTCCTATAGTTGCACCCATTGCTAAACCAGCTGGACCACCAATTAATGCACCTATACCAGCTCCAACTCCTAGACCTACAGTTCTGGTCAAAATACTGGTAACTAAATCACCAGATTGTTCTAAAGTTGCTCTAGGTAATTCGGTAACATCAAATCCTTCTCTAAATCCATTACCATTTAAAAAACTTTCAAAAGCATTTTGATAATTTTCATCTTGCTTTATAAGGTCCGAGAACCACTTAGATGTACCATCCCAGCCAAATGCCTTAAACGTACTGGCTAAACCCTCAGTAGGATTATCCATTGCTTGTTTAATTGTATTGAACCAAGAGGTATTTTTTTCAAGTGTAGAATCTTCACCTTTTTTTTTATCTGGATTCTGATAATCGGCTATTTGCTTTTCCCAGCTATCTATAAAGCTAGGTTTTCTATCCTGACCACCACGTTTCCAAAGTTCATAACCAAGAGCTTTGAGCATAAAGGTTTCATCAGGAGCTGTCTGATATAATTTTTCAATTTTTTGTTTTAGCTCATCTTCAGTATAGCCTTGTATCTTTGCTTGAAAGTCAGGACTCATGACACTTTCAAAGTTCTGACTTTGAGCATAAGCCATATGTGGCTGGAGCCAGTTTTGGTTTCCTTCGCCTGACAATGGTATTTGAAACATAATTATTCCTTATAAAGATAAACCAGCATTGTGATCTGGAGTGCTAAACAGATGAAATAAATAACGATGAAAAGATTAATCAAATCTCGTCTAATATATCAGATGCGTTTTTAAATTCTCTTTGTGCTCTTTTTAAATCCCAATTAGTAGACCACTCGTACCATTGGTTTGGTCGTAATCCAGAATTTGCCCAAGCATCAGCTTTTGCCATAGTATTTTTCATACCTTTTTCTAAAATATCTAAAGCCTTTATGAGAGCCTTTGGAGTAAGTGTCTCAATATTTGCTAAACTATCTGCAAGCATCTTTCTTTCGTTTTCTGTAATCTGACCTTGACCTTTAAGTCTTTGAGCACTTTCGACCATCATGTCTTTTAAGGCTCTTTTAGCCTCAGTTAGATCATCAAGGTCACCACCAAAATCTAGACCAAAACTAGTAGCCATTGATCTCATAAAACTATTCATAACAGTAGGACCTACAAATTGTTCACCACTGCTTGCTAAGAGATTTCTTAAACTTTTAATATTTCTCATGCTTTGAGGTATTCGACCAATGCTGTCATTAAAACTAGCTAGGCTCTTACCTGAGGCAATAGCAAAACTACCTTCTCCACTTTGTGAGTAGGGAACAGAACCAGCTGGTAAAGCATCATACATCTTCCCTTCACTTCTATACATCATCTTACCAGTGGCTCTATCAAAAATAGCCTCGTAAATTTTTCCATCCATAGGACTCATATAGACCTGACCCATTTGATAGCCTTTTTGAGCAAATTGAGTATTACCAAAAATTTGGTCCTGAGTTAATTCTTGTGCCTTAGCCAAAGCACTCGATATATCAGGTTGCGTAAGCAAACCCCTACTAAGATTAGCAAGAAGATTAGACTGACTAGCAGTAAATCGAAAGGGCTTGTCAGACTCTGTGTCCGACCCCCCATCAATATTTGTTTTAACCATATTGTTGTCCTTATCTGGAGTGACTGTAATAGTGTCCATTTCGTAATCTGCATCGACTGGAATCATATTTCCATCTTCCATCAACATGTTTGCTGTATTACGAAAATTTGCGTAATTATCATTTGCATTTGGTGGTAAAACACCAGTATCTATAAGCCACTGTGGAATATCCATGATACTAGCTGAGATGCTTTTATTTGGATTTACAAATGTAGTTGGAAAGGCTTTGTTTTGTGGGTCAGCATTTAATGCATTTTGAATTGTACTAGCCTCAGCTGGACTACCAAATAATTTGGATATATCAAATTTCCAACCATCATCCTCTTGGCTGTTCTTTAAGCCACCCTTGGCAAACTTATGACCACCTATCTGGACCGAACCTTTTTTGGATTCACTTCCCCACCAGTAAGGTGCATCTTTCATCATTTTGGTACTATAGAAATGTGTGCCACCTTGTGTTGGGTCTCCACCTTTCCAGTTACCACTTAAAAGCATATCAACATTCTGGACCACTTTTTGAGCATCAGCTGTATTTAGGTCCGAGTTATACAACTTGTTACCATAGGAACTAAATTGTTTATCCTGACTTACAACACCTTGGATTGTATCAGGGTATCGATCAGACTTAACTCTATTAAGAATAACATTAGCTACTGCAATTTGACCAATAGGATTTTCACCACCAGCCTCTGCAAGTACAGTTCTAATTAATGCCTCACGTTCAGCTGGAGAGATATTGATTACTCTCTCTGCCATATTAGTTACCTCTGATAATATCCATAGCCATCATTTTGATAAGGACCATAACCACCAGCTGGCTTATTGAACCCATAATTTCGTGCACCAAAACCAAAGTTGCCAAACATATTTGGAAACTGATTGCCAAAGCCTAGACCAGCTGAGGCACCACCAAGGAATCTTTGGAACATCGATGGCTGTGGAGCTTGCCACTGACCTCTAGGTTGCATCATGGTGCTGGATAGATAAGCTCCAGTCATGTTGACTGGGTCCATACGTTTACGTTCATAATCTGCCATATTTGCATCTAGTACGTTCTGACGTTCACCTTGTTGCATTGCACCAACATTAATAGCTTTGTCCATTAGACCAGTGCCCATTTGCAATCCAGTTCCCATGAGGTCAACACCAGTACCCATAGCCTGACCAGTAGCACTTAGATAATTATTTAGTGCACTAAGGTTTCTTCCCTCAGCTTGGTTTCTAGCTTGCATAGCTGTACTGAGACCTTGGTTGTACTGATTGCCATAAACATCAGCTGTTAGATTAGCTACTCGGTCCTGAGCATCAGAAATCAGATTAGCCTCAAGTGCTCCAGTTCTGGAACTATTAAGATTTCCTGATGGTGATGCTGAAACATCTAGACCAGCTTGTTGTCTACCTAGAACCTTATTGGATGCATCAACTGCATTTTGAATTATGCTGGATGTCATTGGGTTAAAAGCATAGGCTGACGCATCAGCAATATTCTGACCTACATTGGTCAAACCTGATTGAAAATTTCCTAGCTGATTAATAGCTCCCTGATAAGCACCAGTATTATTAATAGCCAATTGTTGACCCATGTTGGATATGTTATTTGCTGTTCCAGCTTGTCCTGATAAATACCCTAAATAGTTATTGAGATTGCTTTGCTGTAGACCAGACATTGGAGCATACGTAGCACCACTATATGGACCTTGGTTCATTGCTGTAGTAATAGCATCTTTATAAAGAGGTAGTGCCTCTTGCATATAAGGTAGCATTGCTTGCTCTTGTGGTGGAGCCTGATAAGTAGGAGCCTTGGGTCTACTTAATGCAGACATAGCACCACCTATGAGTGCTGGCACGATGAAATTCCAAACCATTATATAATCCTTTTTTAAATGGAGACCTCATTAAAAAGGTCGAACAACAACAACAACAACAAACCCTTTAACAACATTTTTGAACAACAAAGGTTTTCGTATGTTTTTATGCTTATGATATCTTTAGGAGAGGCTCTTTTTTGTAGACAAACGATGGGAGTAATTACTCCCAAGCAACATAAGCCTTATTTTATTGGGTAGCACAACTGATTGTAGATCAGGTGGCTTAGACATTATGACAAAGAAAATTTCTAGACATATTATTTTGTGGTCATTTTCAGCTCAGGGCAAAAAAGTCTTTTAAAAAAAATACGACTTCATGCAGTACCTAGTCTTTGCATGAAGTCTTAGTAGTAGTTAGAGGTCATCAAGGACCTCTCTCTTCTATAAATGTACACATTTGATAGGTTAGGTCGAATAACCACTTAGATTCAACGTCTTACAACTGAGTTTCTCATTATCACTTTGAGAGCACATTGAGAGCATAATCCACCATAATCTGTAACAACAATTTCCTTCTGCATACAACTAGAACACTTAGGAATTGGCTGTGATCTGTAGTGTTCAAGTGTGTACACTTTAGGTTCTTCCGTACATTTTGAATCTGTCATGTTCTGGCTTGTCCTTTCTGCTAAATAGATACCAGCAACA